GAAAAACGACTTGCTGAAGAGAAAGCCGAAAGAGAAGCGGAGGATGCCAAGTTAGCCGCTGAACGCGATGAGCTTGAGCGTGTGAGGAAAGAACAAGAATGGCTTGCCAAGGCACAGGAGGCAGAGAAAAGAGCTCTTGTCGCTGAACGTGAAGCGATTGCACAAGCCAAACGGGAAGATGAAGAACGAAAGAATAAAGAGGCACTTGAAAAACGTCTTGAGGAAGAAGCGAAAGTAAATGCCGAAAAAGAGCTTGCACGAAAAGAAAAGGAAAAAGCAGATCGGGCAATAGCTGAGAAAGCAGAAGCCGCACGGCAAGAGGCATTGAAGCCGATAAAAGATAGGATATATGATTTTGCGGATGATCTCTTAAAGGGAACCCCACCAACTTTTGATGATACTAAAGCTACCGAATTGGTTCAATGGGCAACCTCCGAACTTAGGCTTTTGGTAAATCGTATAAAACAAAAAGCAAACGAACTATAAGAAGACTTGACAACAACTTACCCAAGGACTATACTTATACTCATGAAAATAAAACTCCAGAAATTAAAATGTAAACGCTGCGGGCATGAATGGACTCCACGAAAAGAAGAAATAATTATTTGCCCGAAATGTAAATCACCTTATTGGAACAAGGAGAGAAAAAATGGGTAAAGGGATAGACCTAACAGGACAAAAGTTTGGAAGATTAACGATTTTGGAAGATAAGGGAACTATCGAAATTGGCAGACACGGGAGAAAGGCTGGGGTTTGGTTATGTAAATGTCAATGCGGGAAAGAGGTTGTTGTTTTAAGGGCATCTCTAACGACTGGGAAAACCAAATCTTGTGGATGTTTACAACAAGAGACAAGATTAACCACAAATATAATACATGGTTTTACGAAGACAGCTACTTACGGGACATGGAGCCATATGAAGGATCGTTGTCTAAATCCAAAAGATAAAGACTTTAAACATTACGGAGAACGCGGGATAAAAATTTGTAAGCGATGGGATAAATTTGAAAATTTTCTCAAAGATATGGGCAAAAAACCAGAAGGACTTACCCTCGATCGTATTGACAACAATGGCAACTATGAACCATCAAATTGCAGGTGGGCGACACAAAAAACCCAAACAAGAAATTCAAGGAGAAACCGAACAATCCGGTACAATGGCGAAACACATTGCTTAATAGAATGGGCAGAGATACTGGGGATAGGCCGGGCAACTTTGGCCTATAGACTTAAAAACTATCCACCACAAATAGCATTTAACATGTAAGGAGGGAATGTAATGAGTGAAGAAAAAGAAGTTTATGACGTAACAATAAAGGAGACGACCCCGGCGACGGTGTTAGACCTTGCAATTGAAAAGGGCGCTTCTCTTGAACAGCTTGAGAAATTCATGGAACTCAAGATAAAGTGGGAAGAACGGGAAGCCAAGAAAGCCTATCATGAAGCAATGGCAGCTTTTAAACTGAACCCACCGGACATTGAAAAGGACAAAACAGTATCCTATAACGTCCAAGGAAAGGGGACAACTACATACAAGCACGCCACTCTTGCTAATGTTACGAGCAAGATTAATGCCGGTTTAAGCAAGCATGGGTTGTCGGCAGCATGGGAAACTAAACAAACAAATGGCACGATAAGCGTTATCTGCAAAATTACACATATCCTTGGGCATAGCGAAGAAACCACCCTCACGGCTTCACCAGACCTATCAGGTTCAAAGAACGCTATTCAAGCCATAGGTAGCTCCATCTCTTATTTGCAACGGTATACGCTGCTTGCTCTGGCAGGTTTAGCAACACATGACATGGATGATGACGGGGCGGGAAGCGAGCCTGTCTACATTACAGAAAAACAAGTCTCAGACATTACCACCATGATTGACGAAAAAGCCGTTGACAAGGTAAAGTTCTTGGTCTTTATGAAAGCCGAATCTCTTGAAACAATTCCAGCAAGTGATTATAATAAGGCAATTGCTTCTCTGAAGGCTAAAAAAACGGGGAGAGTCCCTGGCCAGGAGGGATAGCCATGATAAAAATAGATTGCGAGCAATTATCCCCTGAATGGTTCCAGGCAAGAGCGGGAAAACCCTCAGCAAGTCGGTTTGACAAGATCGTAACTTCTAAAGGGGAACCCTCAAAACAAAGCAAAAATTATATGTACGAGCTTGCCGGGGAAAACCTCACTGAAGTCAAAACCGAAACTTACCAAAATGCTGCTATGCAAAGGGGAATTGAGCTTGAAAGTGAGGCGAGAAGTCTCTTTGAAATGGCGTATGATGTAGAAGTAAAACAGGTGGGTCTTGTCTATCCTGATGAACAGAAACGATATTGTTGTTCTCCTGACGGGCTTTTAGAGGATTCGGGACTTGAAATCAAATGCCCTCTTATTCACACGCACGTCTCATATCTGCTTGAGAATAAATTACCGACAGATTATATCCAACAAGTGCAGGGTAGTATGCTAATAATGGGATTCGATCATTATTTCTTCATGAGCTACTATCCCGGTCTTCCCCCGTTAATTCTCAAGATCGAACGTGATGAAGAATTTATCGCAAAGTTGGCTACAGAGCTTAATAAGTTTACGATAGAACTTGCTTCTGTGGTGAGGAAGTTGAAGGAGATGGAATGATCCCGACTTTCGTAGGTACAGTAACCAAGGGCAAACTCCACCTTGACATGCAACCATCTTATGATAGGTGGTTGGTTACGCTGGAGGGGAAGAGGGTTGTCTTGTCTGTGAAAAAGTTTCGCAAAGACAGAACACCGCCGCAACTAAAATACTATTGGGGCGTATGCGTCAGGCTTTTATCTCAGCATACCGGCTATGAAGAAGACGAAGTTCACGCTATCCTGAAATATAAGTTTCTTAGAGCTGTAAATGATGACGGATACGAGTACGTTAAAAGCCTTTCAACCATAGCGAGACAGGTTGATACACTTGAAATGAATGAGTTTATAGAGAAAATACAACGATGGGGTGCGGAGATAGGCTGTTACATCCCCGATCCACAGGAGGTATAAAATGTTCACACTTAACAAGTACGACACATTGTTTATTGACGATTACAAGGGGAAGAAGTCTCTGGCATTAGGATACATCGGCAGAGACGGGAAGGCTTACCCTAAAAAGATCAGACAGGAATTCGGACGTGAGAACTGGAAAGATAGTTATTTTAAGATTGCGTTTGAAAGCGATGACCAGCTGAGGGAATTTGCAAAGTGGCTTATGTCCCAAGTAAGTCCAGATGAACAGCAGGAAGAATATAGCGTAGGTAATCCACCCTTTTAACCGCCCTCCCAGAGGGCAAACTGGGGGCTTTTGGGTTTTTACTCTCCTTCCCTGAAAGCCCCCACACAAAGGAGCAACCATGAAATCAGTAAACACCGACAAAACAGAAGGGTTTATATTCGACGGGTGCTATGAAAAATTTAGAGATGTAAGGCACTTGGCAATTCAAGATTATAACGCCAGAAAAGCAAGGCGTGACAAGAAAGAAATTGAAGACAAGGATGTTCCAAGGCATAAGGTTGGAGATAGCGTTTTAACTGTAAACGATAGAGCCAGTAGCAGGGTATACCTACAGGTTTCCATTGTAGATTTTATTGAAGAAAGGTGGTGTGGCTTTGCTTATTACGGGATAGTGACTAAGGCATCTTCCAAGCATCCAAGATTCGGAAGGTTAATTAAATTTGGGCAAAGTCATTATGGTCGAAGAGTAATAGACGTCCCGGCAGAAAAGATAAAATGGGAATACAACATAAGGAGAATGAGTTAGGAGAAAGCCATGAAGGTAACCCAAAGATGCAGAGCGTGCAAAGGCACGGGTCAAATTATCCTGCGAGGGTATGGGAAGCATGTCTGTTTTACGTGCGGGGGAAGCGGGAAGAAAGTATTTGATTGGAGGAAGGAAGATGATAATAGAAATAGAAAAATATGACAAGATTATGGATGAGCTTCAAGCTTTGTGGTATTCAGATCAGGGAACTTTCATGGAAACTCACAATAATCCAGAGGGCATAAGATCATCTCAAATCGCTGCTCTTGTAGCCTTATTGATTGATAAAGGAGTATTTGATGAGAAGGTGAAGGAAGATGACTGACGATGAAAACTTAATCTGTCCAGCATGTGAAATTTGTTTACCGCCAGAGAATTTCTTGATAATGCACTGGTTAGAAGCAACCGGTAAATACTGGTGTCCTGAATGTGGGCATGAGTGGGAAGATGGAAAGAAGACTGGAGGTGATGCCTCGTGACCGGAGATGAATATCCGTTTGACAGGAAGGTAATGCTATAGGGGAACTCTACATTCCCTTAAATTCGCTTTCCTACGGCGATGCCAAAAAGCCCTGAAACTATGCCAATTACAACATCTTTAGCATCTGGTAGCAGAAACATGGCTATAATGCCAAGTGTCATTGTTGCAAGAATTACTAAATCTTTGTCGTCATAGTCTTTCATTTTAATACACCTTGCTTGTTGTCTAATCGTTTTTCATTAATCTCTATCTCAAGACCACAAATGTTAAAATAGAGGTCATCTTTGTATTCTTCTAATAATTCTTCAAACCATTCTTCGGCTGTCATAATGTCCCTTTCTTATACGCCGTCCAACCACCTACCCTGACCCCTGCCCACATTATCCATCTACGCCACCAAGGTACGCCCTTGACGTACATAGCTTCCCGGAATATCTTGTCGGCTTTCTTTTGAGATACAACCGGAATAGCACCGTCCCTGTATAAATAATCATGGACCACGGCTGCTCTGTGAGAGCAATTTCCAACTAAGGCATAGACAAGTGGAATCCTTGGGACTGACGCGAAATCGGTTTCAAAGCCTTCAGGTACGGTTATTTTGCCAACTAAATCGCTTTGGAATACCAAGGGTGCATCAAGCCTCCACTTGCCGTTATCAAGGATTGAGACCTCTAATTTAGTTAAGTATTTAGCCATCTTTCCTCACCTTCCTCAATGCTCGAATCTGTGAATCAATGTCGTACATCTCAAGGGTATACATCACACCGAATACTTTTCTGAGTTCGGTCATTTTCGCTTCGAGCCTTTTGATTTCTGCATCAATCTTTTTTTTCATGTCATGAGATCCTTAGAACAAATTCATCTATTCCTTTCATTTCTTGTTAATAAAAGTTGGAAAAATTGTTTTAAGAGAATACTTGAATGTAGAGGATAAAAGTATTTCTTATCAACCCTATACCAGATTAAGTTATTCTCTCTAAGGTCCAGATGAAGCATACACTGCGTGTCGAAATAAATACCAACGCCTCACCACAGTCCAGATACTAAAGCAAGCATCCATGCTTCTAAAATACTTCCTTCTGGAAACACGTCAGTCGCAGTGGACCTTCTCCCCACTGCATAGTGCTGTGTCGTTGTAGAACCATCAAATCTTGCCAAAGCTCCTTTGACTGGAGAGGGATGTACTCTGCATCCAAGCTGTCTCCTGTACTCATCCAAGTTCATTATGAGCTGTGGTTCTGCGTGTTCGTCTGGATCTTCTGGAAACTCTATCGGAATGAAGAATTCTATCAGTCCCCAATCTATTTTATTCATCTCTTTTCTCCTAAAATCTCCAAAAACTTATCTGCTTCTTTTCTATCGCTGTCTTGTTCGAGATCAGATAATTCAGAATAAGGTGTTCTCATTTGTCGTGTCCACCGTTCTACTGCCCATCGGGGCATTGTCCACGTTCCCCTTTTGTTAAAATGCCCCTTGCTAAACATATATTCCACCCATCCCGACCATTGTTCGTGGCATAATTCAGCTAACTGTTCTCTCATTATTTTTTCCCTTTCATTCCCCAGTCTATTCGTATTATTGCAGTACCCCCCTAATCATCCAAATCTCAACCGGAATGAGCAAGACTAAGATGATCCAATACTTGATCTCGACCTCAATCATCCTTGCTTTCAGTCCTTTTGAGCCGTTACCGTAAACTGAGGTTTTAATCTCCCCCACAGTTTCCTTAATGTATTTGAGGTCTTTTCTTATTTCTGCCAGTTCAATTTCAGTTGTCATCATCAGCCCCTTTCAGCTTCTTCAAAATTTCTAATTGTGCTTCAATCTGTGCCATCTCAAAGGTGTAGAGATTGCCTACCAGTTTCCGTTGTTCGGCCAGTCTCGCTTCAAGCCTCTTGATTGCAGAATTGACTTTATTTTTCATTGCTCAATTTCAGCATTTAATTATAGCTATTTCTGATCGCACTTCAATGTCTTCATTGTTGTATTCTGTTTTAACTATCTGTCCCTCATCCCAATCTTCAAGATGAGCTCCTGTTATAATTTGCCAGCCAGCTTCTTCGAGTACCTTAATTGCATCCTTTTCCTTTTGTGATAATTCTTCCATGTCTTTCCTCCTATTTGGTTATTGATTCAGTCTCAAGCTCTATTTCTATTTCTGCCATTTTAGCTTTATACTTTGCTATAACTTCAGGGGTATGCAACTTATCCGCAACAGCCTTACTTATCACATCCGCCTTTGAAGTATCGTCTCCCGGCATTATCCAGCTTCGGTGATATTTCTTACTTACTTCAACCCCTTCATCAAAGATTCTGGTTATTCTGCGGACTGATATTCTGCCGAGGTCGTCAAGGGTTCGGTCGTAGGTTACTATTTCCTCAAGTCCCTGTCCGATTGGGTTTTTCTTTTCAGTTGCGAAACTTGCCAAAGTACCTTTATCCGTAATCGCCTCAACAATCTCCTTTGACCTGTCATCCCATCCTGTCATGTCCTTTGTGTCGGCAGGAGTTACGGAGTCTGAATATTTCTTATCAAGCATCTTGCCTTCATCATCCTGATATTCTGAGACAATTCTTAGTTGAAGATTGCCGTTTTCGGTTATTGAGTGGTGGTATTTCATTTCTTTTTTCATTTTGAGTCTCCTAATCTTTCATTCTGTAAGATGCCGCAATTCGGAAATATGCCGTTGCACCTAAATCTGTGTCTGTCATGGGAGTAGTTGCTCCAGTTCCAAGAGGCATCATTGTGAGTAACACTGATGTACTGTTTCTGCTAAGATAAGAAACTGGGTACTCCGTTGCCGTACCTATGCCATACGGAACTAAATTCACAGGCATACCACAAGATTCAGCGTCTGTATATGCAGTAAAGGGCAACCCACTCATTGTAATATTTCCAGTGCCAGTGCCTTTAGTCATTCTTACTGTAGTTTCAATATGGACTATATTCCCAATCTTAGTATAAATCGCACCATATACAGTTGTTGCGCTATTCCCTGGAGTTGCTAATACGATTGCAGGCGTCCACGTCCCCTCCTCATAATCATCCAGCGTATTAGGGTCAGCACTTGGTACGGCTGTGGCGGGGAAGGCGATTTGTCCTGCTGTACCCCATTCTATAGCAGTGCCAGCAGAGTTCATTTTGAGTAGGGCAAGGGCTGTTCCTTTTGTGAGCTTGGCGGCTGTGTCTGCCCCTGTGCCTTGAACGAGGTCTCCAGCGGCATCCCAGATTTTATCAATCGCAATCCCACCTGAGCCAGTCTGAATCTGACCACTCGCATCCATTACTACAATCTTAGTTCCATCCGTATGAAGCGAGTAGCCTGCCCCAAGAGAAATAGTTTCAGGAATAATATAACGAGGATTTCCTCCATCCGCAGGGTCAAGCCTTAAAGTAACATTCACGGCTGCGCTATGAGTATTAACCAAAGTAATATTAACAACTGAAACAGCAGCACCAGCAGTATATAAAACGGCTGTTAATGTATCACTTAATGTTCCGGCTGCAAGTTGAGTAAACGTAGTTCCTACAAGTCCACTCATATGATAATCAACTACCGAAGCTACACTTGCTCCACCTTCTATGACGTCTGTTGAGTTAAGACATAGCATATTATTCTCCTATAAAGTTCCTAAAGTGGCAGCAGTAGCAAAAGCCACTCCACCTGCATTATCATCTACATATTTCTTAGTAGCCGCTTCCTGATCAGTAGTAGGATCAACCACTCCAACTATCTTATGAGTGTTCATATCAAGGTTTTCAGCTTGTGCCCCTAAAGCAGTATCTGTTCCTTGAGTATGTTTCTTAGTCAAGGCATCTGCAATATCTACATCAGCTTTGACCGTAGCAAGAGCAACAGCTAATGCTTCAATTCCATCAAGTTTTGTTATCTGTGTTGAAGTAGCATATCCATCCAACGCATCGGTAGCAGCTTGTGTTGCTATAGTATGCTGTGCCTCTTCAAGATGATAATACTGATCCGTTATTCCACCTTGAAGCCCTGTCAAATCATTATGAACTTCAGGAGCACTAACTGGAAACACAGTAGTATAAGCAGAGGCTATATCATAGAACACATCCACGTTTTGAGCTACTGTTATTTTACATGCGAGTATTGCAAAGTCACTTAGAAAATCAGGAAGCGAAGAAGGAACCTCAGCACCTCCTGCCTCTGATAATTTGTAACTATCCTGTCCATAAAGAACATGAAGAGAAGAATCGAAACCTATGAAAACCCAATGAACTCCGTAGCGAGCAACTCCGATATTAGCAAGCCCAGTCGCTACATCGTTATACTGGAGCTTATCAATCTGAGTTTGGGCTGCTACTTGAACCCAATCAGCACCTCCGGGAAGATTACCATCGTAGTACCAGGCCGTGAACTTATTAGCTGCTGAAGTTTTAGCATCAGTCTCAATCTTGTTTCTTCCTAAATAGAACCCCCCTGCATCTGACTGAATCTCTCTTGAACCAACAGCTCCTGCAATAGATATATTTCCACCGCTGGCTCGTTCAAACCCTCGAACATCAATAAGTCTTTCATGTTCAGCACGTATAAAATTAGAAAGTTGAATCCCCGATTGGATTATTTTAACAGTATTACCATCTCTATAAACACGACCTATAGTATGCTGATTAAACTGTCGAATCGTTGACCTGTCGGTTGCAACTTGAAATCGTACATAAGGACTTTCTGCTTGATAGTACTCCACGTAAATATAATTCGTTGTTTTATCTGTCAATTCAAGATTAGTGCCTGCCAAATCATAAGCCTTAATCTCAGCAAGTTCTGAATTAACAGCCCTTATGTACCCGCTAATAGCACTAACATCCACAGTGCCATCAGCCGGATCAGCCGCAGTTATTGAAACACCATTAACGTATCCTGAACTCAGAGTGGTGTTAAGAAAATCTTGGACATCATCATAAGTAGCGGTGCCAAACTCTTTAATAGTTGTTTCTTCGGCTGTATGGGCATGATCATCTAAGGTATCAAGGGCTTTCTGTGCGGTATCATCTGTTCCTGAGAGTTTCCCGTCAAAATTCGTAGTATCTACACTTATTGAACTTGCGATCGAAGGTTCATCGGATTCAAACTTAGAAACAATATCATCACGGTAATAATCTTCCAGCCTTGTATTGTTTGGAAGCTCATACCAGTAATAAACATAAAAAACTGCTTCATTTCGTGGAGCGTAGTTGAGGGTAACTACTCCAGCAGCACTCACGCTTGAACTTGCTATTCTATGCCGAGTAAACACATTCAGGGAATCATAGATAGCCTTGCCGTTTGTTTTGGTAATTGAAACGCTTTTAGTGATCTGAACATTCGTGACATCCCAGATTCCAGACAAAAAGGTAGCATTAAGGATAGCTCCGTCAAGTATGAACTCAACAGTCGAACCATCCCCAGTAAAACTTTCATAGAATACCACCCAGGGTTTCCCTCTGAGCTTCCGTCCTAAATCCCAACCTATGCCTTTCATTATGCGTTCGCCATTGCCGTAAATTCATAATAAGTGATTATCGCCGTCACTTTACCTCCGGCAACAAAAGTCTTGGTATCATCCGCTGTTACTTTAATGTCCGTTTCTGCACTTGCTATATCAGTCGTAGCATTGGCATCAAAGAACGTGTTGACTTTCGTGTTCTTGGCGAAGGCTGCTGCTGCTGCAACGGCTGCTGTTGACCCATCTATAAAAGCCGCACTCCATGTTGTACCTCCATCCGAAGAAGTAAGGGCTACATCAACCCGCAATTGAGAACTCACAATTTTCGCACCATTCGGAACATTAACTTCTATGTCAAAAGTCTTTGCAGCCGTTGCAGTTCCCGTTGCTTCGGAGGTTTTTAACGTAATGCCTCCAGTAGTTCCAAGTATCTTAACTGTTGATAAGTCAGCAGTTCCTCCGTTAATGTCTGCGGTGGTGGCTACAAGCGAAGCAAAGGTCTGTATTCCTGTCCAACTCCATGCCTTTGCCCGTAAAGCTCTGAATTGATCCCATCCGAATCTCATAATAACCTCCCTTACTGTATATTAAGATACAGTCCAGTTAATGAGGCAGCATTCCCGGCTGTTTCAGTTCCTACTATCTTCATAAACGGGAAGAGTTCAGGTTCAAAAGTTACACCATCTGTTCCTACTGCCACAGAAGTCGCTATATCTGCCGCACCACTTGGCGTAAAATACGTCCCATCTTCTGTAGAACACACCGTATATGTCCACGTCATTGTTGCTCCAGCACCAGTAAAAGTATATTGTAACGAAAAAATACCATCCTGAGCAACTTCCCTGAGATCAACCACACTGGAAGTATAAACCTTGCTCGCTTCAAGCGCAATCGCAGCCAAGCCATTGAAATTCTTTGTCGTGGCATTGTTTGTCTGGTTCCAGTTACCCTGCGTTGT